TTTCTAAAGTAATGCAGGGTGTATCTAAAAGAGGTGCTAACCTTATTTGCTCACAGTCTAATGATTTTGGTTCAATAATTTCATATTCTACACAGTCAGAACCATCTATATCTGGACCAGATATTTGAATTTTTTTCCAAGGTATATCATCTATATTTAACGCTCTTGATGGATTGTTTGCATCGTCCCAATATACTTCCCATGTACAATCAAAATTTTCTTTTGCTGCACCAACAATTAAATGCTTTTTACTAAAGTTTAAACAAGGATCATTAACTAATGTAGTATACTTACATTCGCTGTCATCAAATCTGCCTATTTCAGAACTAACGTTATCTGTAGAAAATACAACCCATTCATCACCATATCTATGTATAGCACCTATGACAGTATAAGGTATGACACCACATGATAAATTTGACGGCTCATTACCAATCATTCCTAGATCACCATCCTCAGAATTATTAGCTGCATTTCTTGCATGCCACCATGCTTGTTGTCCTTCAAATGAAGGAGCAACATCTTTGTTCATCCCTTTAGTAAAAGTATTTATATTTACTGATGATGAACCAGAACTTTGTGGTTGAGATGGATTTTTCTTTTTAGCCATAATATATTATCTATTTAGCAAGTTGGGCATGAACTAGATGATGTAGTAGGCGCAGCCACTACTTGTGGATTAGCTGGTGCATAACTTAAAAACATATTATAATAATTATGATATTGTGCTCTTCTGTTCATATTCCATACTTTTCTCATTTCTTGGAAGTTTGGTGTATTAACAAATCCTAATGCATTGTTTCTTGCCCCTCTTAATCTGCCTTCTACAAGTTGCAACTGCTGAGATACATTCTCACCATTCCAAACCATATTTTCTAATATCCTTTGTTTTATTGCATACTCATAATATTCATTACAATAAGGTTGATCTAAAACTAATAAATCACCCTCTGCATTTTCCATAGCACCCTGATAACTTAAATATACTTTACCTGTTGTAAAAGTAGTTACCAAAAATCCATCTTTTATTTCTGCTATATCTAATGCTTGTGCACCTAAACTTGGACAATAACAAACTTTATCATTTACATCTTTTATTCTTAATTCAGTCCATGTTGTAAAGCTTCTGAATTGTCCACCACCAATTCTTTGTACTAATTGATATTCATTCTTATTATCACATGTTTTAACTACACATACATCTTTACATGTATCACTATCTTTACATGGTTCAGCATCATTAGGTGCTGGGACATAAGGTACATCATTAAAAGTTTCAACGTGGGTACCAGATGGCATAGAGTTATTTACAGTATATTCTCCACATCTAAATGCATAATTTAAATATTGAAAATCAAAAGGTAATTGACCTCTTCCATGTTCTATATCTATAATGACTTCTTTAGTTCTATGAATGCGTAAACCTAAATCATAATTAACTCTTTGTGCAACTTTAATTAGTTGAGCAGGTTCTATCATTCCTTCTAACGCATACGTAGAAAAATCAATAGATACGTCTTCCATCAACTGACTAAATGTTCTATATTTTTGTGATACCCCCATTATTATAATTTTTAAGTTCTTGCTAGATTGCGTTTATTATCTGAGTCTTCAGATGGTATTTGTAATGTACCTGACATAGTAGCAATAACTTGACTTTCTATTTCTGCAAACAATGCTTCTGGTATATATATTTCTTGTTCATATCTCGGAGTACAATCATCTTCAGTATCGCAATTCCATTTTGTAATATCTGAATCAAATACACCTTCTACTTTTATTGCATCCCATTCAATGTTTGGACAATAAATATATCCATCTAACCACCAAAAGTATTTTGTCTTATTATATTTAAATGAAGTTGATTTTGTTAATGAAGTATATGTACCCGGTTGAGTTCCTTGTAATTCTTGTGATCCATCTATTGAACTAATAGTACGGATTAGTGGGCCCCAATAGCCTTCAAACATTGATGGTAGTCTTACCTTTGTACGTTTTATTGTACAACCGCTTTGTATACCAGCACAATGTGCTTCTACTTTATCTACATCTATCAATTCTACATATGGTAATGTTTTCCATACTGAATTAAACTTTAATAACTTATTAGCATAGTCTTGTCTTCTCATTAAAAACTGAGCATATTTTTCTATTAAGCTGTATATATATCTATCAGTAACAAAGGCATCTTGAACTCCTGCTTTTACTTGACCTCTTATTCTAGATATTGTTTCTGCTATTGTTGACATGTCTTTTATTTTTCAAATTCATTATAATACTTTAATGCTT